GGATATTATATTTATAACATTTACGAACAACAATCGCCGGGAAATCTTGATCCGGACTTGGCCGTGTCACTGGTTGAAACCGGACGCGCCGAAGTCATTGAAATAGATTCGCCGTCGCATGAATACGATTCACCGATTTACTTCAACATATATGAATAACGACAAAATTAAAATGACTTCGCTTTCCTTTCGGAAAGAATTCGTAAAACCGGACGAAGAAAAAGACCGTTCACTTGGATTTGTGAAATGGGGAAAGAAAAACGATTATCCGTATTTTTTAATTGACCTTTTCAACGGATCGGCTTGGCATCAAGGAATTGTCAAGACGAAAACCTTTTACATTGCCGGCGGTGGCCTTGAAGTTGTGACCGGTGACATGCAAGGATTCATCGACAACCAGTATTCGCCTTTCGATATGAACGAAATCGCCGAACAACTGGCATTCGACTTCGAATTATTTGGCGGTTTTGCGGTGAAAGGAACTTGGAATCGCGAAGGAACGCGAGTTGCGAAATGGGAATACTTGGACGTTGACGCAATCCGAATGACCGAAGACGAAAGAATGTATTTTTTATCGGACGATTGGGCGGCATTGAATCAATCGGCTGAAAAAACGAATCTTCGAATGTTTCCGGCGCTTGATGAAAACAATCGAGTTGGTTCATTCATTATCTATTATAAAGAACCGTCAAAACGTTCAAGAAAAGAAAAAGGAATTTATCCAAAACCAACATATAACGGCGGTTTAACGGCCATTCAAACGGATGTTGACATCGCAAAGTTCCACATGTACGAACTGCAAAATGGTTTCAAGTCCGGAACGCTTATCAACATGCCGTCTGGATTTCCGGAATCAACCGAAGAATTGAATCGAATAACCGAATCAATCAAGGGACGAACGCAATCCGTTGAAGATGCCGGCGAAATAATTATAACTTTTTCCGACGGCGCTGATTTAGCACCGACGGTTCAACAATTGAACGGAAACGACCTTGACAAGCGATATGAAGTCACAATGCAATCGGTTCAACAAAACATACTTGTCGCGCATTCCGTTACCGCTCCGACATTATTTGGAGTTATGCAACAAGGATCTTTCAACGCTGCGGAATCCGGTGACTTATTCGAAATATTTAAGACAACATACGTTTCAACAAGGCAAAAACGAATTGAATGGATGTTGAATTATATGGCCGAACTTGGCGGTTATGTTGGAACTGTTAAGCTTGTTGATGTTTTACCGTTAAAATCGGTTGCAAAAGAAACAACCATTGAACCGGTTGCAGCTTGCAAGCAATTATTTTCAAAAGATGAACTTTCAATCTTTTCGGAATTCGGCGAAAGTCAAGACGATTATATTGTTTTGGGAAACATTCCAATTGAATGGAACACGCCGCATCAAGAAATAATGAAAAGGCATGATCAATTATTTGAAAAAATTGGCGAAATAACTTTAACGCCTGGCGGTAAGGGAAAGTAAACGGGGACGGCGACTCCCCAGGATTTGAAATTCGCTATTCGTATAGAACGAGACCGGAAGTCCCCGAACCGATCACGCAATCGCGCGCGTTTTGTGAAAAATTAATTCAGTTAAATCGAACTTATTCACGCCAGGACATCGACACAATTTCAACGCGAGTTGATCGCGATGTTTGGAAATACAAGGGCGGTTGGTACACGAATCCGGACACCCAAAAGACAACGCCTTATTGCCGTCATGAATGGGTTCAACAAATTGCAATCAAAAATCCGGCGCTTGATATTGTCGCGCCTGGAGAACCAGTCATTGAACAACCATTGATTGAAGTTGGTGAAATAAAAATAAACACAATAAAAGAAGGACGTGAATTCGCGAAAAAAATAATTGAAGAAGCGCTTGGAGTTAAAGCAAAAGTTACAATTAGTTCGGAATTAAAAGTTGAAAATTTTCAAAAAAGATTGGTTGAAGTAAAAAAATTATTTAGTGAATATAAAGTAAACGATTTACTTCAAGATGAAATTCAATTTAATTTTGAATCAAATTTTGTTAAAAATAAAGGTCTTGTTTTCGGAGTTGTATCAAGATCATCATTTCAAACTATTCAAGGCGAAAAATTTAGAATAAGCAAAATAAATGTTGGTCATAAAGTTGATAATGAAATGCTTGATAAAAGACGAGTTTGGAAAACTGAAAGTGGTTATATACAATTTGCCTCAGGTAATAAAGTTGACGCTAAAAATTTAGAAATTGCCGTGACAACGCATGAATTTGCGCATGTAATTTCAAGCAGTCGCGCATCCTTATTTAACAATAATACAACAATGTTGAAATACTGGGATGAATTAAAAGTGATTCAAAAACAATATTGGCAAGAACGTGATTTATTAAGGTCAACGCAAGATATAAAACAACTTAATAAAATTTATCTTGGAAAATATGCCGATACAAACATTGATGAATTTCATGCAGAATCATTTATGGAATATAAATTAAGCGCTAATCCGTCAAAATATGCTAATTTAGTCGGAAAATTAATTGATAAAAACTTTAAAAAATGACACAAACAAGAAATCTTATTTGTTTTAGATGCAAAAATTGGATTGAATTTCAAGGTTGTCCGGCATTTCCGGACGGTATTCCGGATGAAATTCTTCAAACAAATGAACATTCAGAAATTATAAAAGGTCAAATCGGAAAATTTATATTTGATCCAATTGATGAAGATGAATTAACAAATTAAAATAAAAATAAAATTATGAATTATCTTTTATCCGTTGACAATCTTAAAAAACTTGGATTGATCCATTCGAACACCGACACGAAAATTCTGGCGGTGGCGATTAAACGAAGTCAAGACATCCAGTTGCAGCCGGCATTGTCGACACCTTTGTTCAAAGCCTTACTTTTGCGCGTTCAAAATAATACTTGGACGCAAAATTATTTGGATTTAATGAATGACTTTGTCGTTCCTTGTTTGGTTGCGTTCGTGGACTATCGCTGCGCGTTACTATTAAATGAAAAATTGACAAACAAATCGGTTGGTCGCGTTCAAGATGAAAACATACAACCGAACACCGATAGCGAAACAAGCGCTTTGCGCGACCAATTACGAAAAGACGCGTATTTCTACAAAGAAAGATTAATCGTTCATCTTATCGCTGATAATGGCACTAAATATCCGGAATATATTGAAATAAATTCAAGTCCCGGACATTGCGCCGAAGACATGCGAAAGGATCGTTCAGGTTATACACCAATTAATTTTATTATATGAAGTTTAAAGCGTCTAAAAAACAAATTGAACAACTAAAAAAATTTTTAAAACAACATGGAAAGAACGCTGAATCAACTAAAACGAGAATTCGAAATCATTGCGACGCAACACCGTCAAATTAATGATTTCTTTTTTGGCGATTATCTTGACGCCGTTTCACGCGACGCGGTAAATTATCCGATAATGATTATCACTTTGCAACCTGGAACAATCGGTGACAATTTTGTCGGAGTAAATTGCATTATTTCAATCGCGGACAAATACAACATCCAAGAATATCGCCAGATTGACGAAATTCATTCGGATTGCTTGTCCATTTGCAAGGACATTCACACGACATTCAAGCAATGGCGATTCGAAGATTTCCTTGATGTCGAAGGAACAATCGCGACAACGCCATTTATAAACCGTTCGCACGACGTTACGGCCGGATGGACGATGAACATGGCCGTCAATATTTACGACGAAGAAAATTGGTGTCAGATTCCTTTTGACAATTACGATTTTCAGAACAATTAAGCATAATACATTATGAATAAGCATTTAAGATCGTTAGCATTCTTGTTTTTTTCCTTTGCTTATTTAACTTCGGTTGCAATGGCGTTCGAAGATTCTTTGTTTTTAAAATTTGGCGGGGTCGCGCTTGGATTATTTTTAACACATCAACTTGTTGATCAATTTGCAAATAAATGAAATTACAATTAATGCTTTTACTTGCAAACATTCGCCTGGCATTGCCAAAATTACTGGGAATTATCGGCGCGTTCTTTTTACAAATTTCCGGAATTTTATTTTTGATTGGATTCGCCATCTTTGTTGACACGTTAACGGGAATTTGGAAAGCTAAAAAATTGGGAATTCCAATCACATCGCGAAAGTTTTCCGCTATTGTTTCAAAATTCTTTCTTTACGAACTGGCCGTCATTGGATTCTACTTAATTGACTATTGGATCTTAAATGATATTATCATGACTTTCTTTTCCATTCCTTTAATGTTGACGAAAATTTTGGCCTTGACATTGGTTTCAATCGAAGTCATGTCAATCAATGAAAATTACATTTCAATCCGCAAAATTTCAATTTGGGATTCTCTTCGCAATCTATTGTTAAGA